TCGTAACCACGGAAGCTGCCATTCCCTTTCAGTTCCCTGAGTTTTACACGAGACCTCCCCTTTTTAGGATGGGTGTAGTCTATTTCGTGGGTAAAAATAGTTCCCCTATTCTCTTTTGCACGCCTAGACTTATAGGTCTTTATCTGATCCAGAGCTTCTTTCTCGTTGTCGTCTGTTATTTCAACATAGGAAGCTCGACTAAAACCTTTTTCCGTTAGGTACTTATGTACACGTCTGGCATTATGCTTTGCTTGGGGCGCTCCCTTCCTTTGATCGGATATAATAAGAATTGGATCTGTGGTAAGCCGGTAAATTGAATCAGTAAAATGATTTGTTTTAGTAATTTTAGCGTTGGCTGTGGCTTTATGATCTATCCAAGCAAAAGAAAATTGGTCTAGCTCGGTTAGAATATGGGAATTGAGTAATTTGCCCCAAACAGAAGTAAACCTACCTTCTTTGTAAACAGTAGCATTCCCATGTTGCGGTTTCTTTGGGTCATATTTTTCTAGGTTTGAGTTAGTACTAAATTTTACTATTGAACTGGCAGAAGTGAAGTATTGTTGCTTAAAATAGTTATGTGAAACTCTACTCCGAAAGTATTTGTTAGCTTCTTCAAGCGTTTTAAATTTGTTTACTACTTCAAGAGTATCCTCTAAGATTACATCTGATACTTCATTAATTCTCTTTTTAATAGAGTCAGCAGTAGGTTCATCTTTACCGAAAGATAGCTCCTCCCGAGACAGAGTTATCTCAAGTTCCCCCATCTCAAAGGGTAGGACAATAATGTCATCACGACCACAAAGTTTTGTTAGAGTAATAATTTCGGAAGAAGAAACATAATCGTTAGGCTTGATAGGATAAAGAACGGTACCCATTTTAGCAAAAACAATGGTTTCGTTATACCCTACCCCTACGGGGCTTCCGTTTTTATCACAGAAATTGCCTATCTTGTAAAGACCTTTTTTATCAATGTCATACTTGATACGCTTCTTAGGCTCAAACCCCTCTGGGATAGGGTCATAGGCGAGAGAAACCCACTCAGCAGCATCCCGGAAAGACTGAACGTCTCTAGCATCAACAGGGAAAGTTACCTCTAGACCAGTTTCATCATCAGAGTCTTCCTCGTGCATCAAGTTAATGGTTGGTACACCGTCTCGACCAATTACTGCTGAATAGACCCTACGCTTTCCATCATGCCAAGATGTAACCCCGTATGTGTCAGTGTAGGAGAAAGGCGATTTAGAACCAAGACCCCACTTGCCCGTTTGAGAGTTTGTATCCTCTTTTGTAGATTGGAACACAGTTGTATACAGTCCCATGACATCTTCATGAGACAATCCATAGCCATAATCACGCACCCTAAACTCGTTGTTGAACAAACTAGGAAACGTAACAGAAAAAGGGCGGTCCTTGTTACCACGTTCTGTATGAGCGTCGTAAGCGTTAGACCAGATTTCCCTAGTAATTGATTCCGCCTTGCGGGAGTATAGACCGTCAATAAGAGCCTTAAAGGCCTTTCCATTCTCAGCAATTTTGAAACGACCTTCTTGAGACACGCTCGTACGTACATCACGTTCTTCTTGCATCAACTTCATTTTGGATAGATTCCTTCAATTATGATTCGTCTAGCATTTTCTAAAGAGTAAGTCTTGTAGATGAGGAAAATAGAGTCTGCGTCACCTATACACAACCCTTTAGAATACACCTGAGGAACAGTTCTGTGTTTTGCCACAAAGAGTGGCCGGATAGATGTTGCATTAACTTCAGTAAATTCAAATTTGAGTTCTCGAAGAATTTTCTTTACATCATTGCAGTGTGGGCAATATTCTTTTTTTGTGAATACTACTAAATCTTCTTTAGAGTAAGATAACAGATCTCCCATCTACAATCCCCCTATAGTCTGATTCAAATTCATTCCATCTCAAATCATACTCTTGACCTTTATATTTCACAGTTATAATGTCAGAAAAGAAGTATGACAAATTTCCGCTCATACTTCCCCTAACGAATTCAGCTTTGATAAACTTCCCTTCCCCCTCAACAAGAAGAGTCTCTGTATTATCACTCATCAGAATTCCTCTGCCACAATAATTTCACTGTAGTGATCCTCATAGTTGTAGTCATTTTTCCGCATCTTCAGAAATTTCTTAACTGAATCAGTTTCACCAAAGATTAGGATTTCTCCATATCCAATTCCCATTTGTGATGGATGTAAGAACTCTACACGATCCAGAGTATTAGACAAACCGTGAATCGTCCTATTCATAACTGTTGATTGGTTATCATCAGGATCAGTAAATAGAATAAGAGAGTTAGAAGAGAGAGAAGTTACCAGTTTAGGGAGAAGAAGAAGAGTGATTGGGTCACACATATAGACTTCGACTGTAAGGTCCTCTTTACGCCCGGCCAAACTTTTGATGACGTCTTGGACAATTCGTTCATTGTCTCGTTTCAATACCATTTTTCTCCTTGCTGTTTTTCTTTGAGGGATCTTTGGATCTTCATCCCCTTTCTTTGGCCGTCCCGGTTTACGCTTGACTTTACTTGTCGCAGGCCCCTTTGTTTCGTTTTCCATTCTTTTCCTCTTTGAATTTAGATACAGTCATAGCCACATCGTCGTAGATACCGTCAGATCCTTGTACGAACCTACGAGCATTTTTCTCACCGTGTTCATGCTTTACGTTGTACACGTCATACAACGCCCCTGCCTCGTAGAATTGAGTTTCAGACAGCACACAACGCAGCTTCGAATTTGTCTTGATCATTTGATTTGTTTGACCAGAGTAGTGAGGTTCCAAACTTTCCATTTTCAATTTCCTTTCGGAATCCTATAATGTGAGAGAGATGATGTGCGGATACTTGGTATCCATCTTTGTAGTCTTTATTGTATTTAATAGCAATCTTATCACACCAAGAGTTCCACATGTGTTCTGGATTCTTCATTGGCTCGTGATAACATAGACCGATATATCTAGTTACAAGATCGCGATTACGCCAAACGTTGTATTTGTAATTAGAGTAGGGGGAATTATCGTAATTTGGCCTTTTATTTGCTCTCAAAACCCTGTCTGATAACTTTGATACTGTCTTCCACCTAATACTTTTGTAGGAGTAAGAACAAGGTATTTCAAATTTGTGCTTTTTGTTAAAGTCCTGTATGTGATGTGTATCAATGCAACCTATGGGATGCCCACACATTTGCAGAGCAAAACCAACTTTTGTAAGATTCAGACCCTTTATATCCAGCAAGTGGTAAAACCTGTCAGTGAGACAAAATTCTTCGCTTGTTGCAGCTTCAAAATATTTCTCAACGTTGTCAACAAGATGTGACCAACCTTCTTCTGTTGTTGAGGTAATTTTGTTATCTACATCAATTCTGTTAAAAGGGCGTCGAATTGAATGCATTGTAAACCTACACACAGCAAGGAAGCCTTCAATAGACTTCGCTTGCTGTGCAATAAGGGGGACATGTTCATTATACATGTTTAATATTTTCCTTTAGATTTCGCAACCTCCAGCGACGCAAGCTAGCTCTTGACTACCTTTTGTCATGTCGGTGCTTTCATAAAATGAAAGTAGAGACCAATCAACCTCTACACTACGTTCACGGCTCCATTCTCTGTATTCTTCTTCAGAGATTTCAGCATAAGGAGCTTGCTGATAAGTCCCGCCATCGTAAGGCAAGAAGGAAACACCAGACATCTTGTCAAAGTGCTCATAGACAAATTTTCCTACTTCTTCCCATTCGTGATCTTCAACTGAAATTGTTACAGATGGTTTGTGCTCACACCAGTGATCTTGGTAAACAAGCCAAGTCTTAAGCTGATCAATAGCATTCATATCATGCCTAAAGACGGCTTTGTCTGGCGCTTTCATTGGAAAATAGAATACAGTGCTGCTATACTCTTCTTCTCCAACTACTTGATATTCTTTCAAAAGAGTTTTAGTCTTAATATCAAAGACATAGCTGTTGTTATTGATTTTCCCTTCTTCGTCTTTAGAAAGATTTTCATAGTCTTCCACGATAGCAAGCCCACCTTTACTGAAAAACTCCATAACATTAGGCTCCCAGTACACTCCTTGATCCTTCATAAGAAGGGTAACAGGGTCTTTGTTATCATTTCGTACTGTACGAAGGTAGTATGGAGCAAAACGAGTATGGATGCCAGAGGCACTATCTACCATTTGAGACACTGTACCACTAGGCTTTACACAAGTAATAGCAACAGACTGATTAATGCCTAGCTTATTGGCCCAAATACGGTTCACCTCTACAGCATACTTCCTGAAGTAATCAAGGGTTGCCTCCAGACCAGAGTTCTTACGAGTCATTAGAGGGTTATCCATAATACCAGTAAGAGACACGCCTAGGAGTCTTTCTTCTTCAGTATTCTTTTTCCAGATACTACGTAAATTAGGGAAATGGGTTAGAGTAGATTGGATAGTACCAAGAATCACCGCTTTGCGGATCTTCTCTTTAATATCTTCAACGGTATCTTTGGGCCGTATAACAGCCTCTGTTAAGTTACAGAACTGATAAGGACGAAGGATTATTTCACTGCACGGATTTGTGCCAAAGTTAATCTTTTCCCAACGACTTGGGTCATTAGCACTTGTAGCATGGGTCATACGACGACCGCGTTTTTTAATAATCCTTTGTGCCGCTTCTCTGTTGAAGATACCCCTCTCACCAGAACCAGATTTAATCAAGGCCTGCCATTCTTCCCAGAAAGTGGCTTCGTTTGGCTTATGGTCATATGCAACTGAGTTATTGCTCAGAGCACGTTCAGGATGTACAATATACCATTCACCCTCTTTAGCAATGCGAAGCTCAGCGTCATCAAGGTCGGAAAGCGAGATCATTGCGGATCGACGGACTCCACCAACAACAATAACTTGAGCAATCTTGCACATTATGTCATGACACTCTTGTGTTTTAAGTTGGCGACCTCTCGCCTCACGAAACACTTTAACAACAAAATGAAAAAGATCTTCTAGCGGTTCAGGTCCACTAGCACGTCCACCAAAAGTTTTTAGTGGGGTACCAGCTTTACGGACACGAGTTGTGTCCCAGCTAGGCTCAATGCCAGAAAAGAGTAGGGATATAAGCTGATGCAAAGCATCCGCCCAACTTTCTTTGAAGTCTTCCACAATAATTTGTGTAGGGACTTTTGTCATAGTCTCTGCAACTTCAGGAAGGTCACACACAAACTTATCTTCTACAGAGAAACCAACACCTGTACCGTTTGACAAGATAATCATAGTTTCTCTAAAGGAATGGATGTTGTCAACAACAAGAAAAGCACAATTAAAGCCAGCCGTGTTATCTCGATCTAGAGCAGGTCCTGCTGTCATCATTGCCCTCATAGAAGGCATGGCTTCAAGATCATAAATACCTTGTCGTAGTTCTGAGATCACATCAAGGTCCTCTTGGCTTAATTCGCCAATGTGACCCCTCATAACACTGGTGACAACATTATCAATGTATCTATCTACCGTTTCATGGTAGTTTTCTCGCCTTTGGAGGAACTCAATCCATCGAGCATAACGAGAAAGGGCAATAAACTTTTGGTAAGAAGTAGGTAGTTCGGATGAATTCATTAGTCCTCCTATGGTAGTTTCTAGTATTACACCCCCACCGTTAAGCGGGGGGTGATTATTATTTAAAGGTCTCTTGGGAGGTATTTCCCTTCTTTTTTAACAAGTTGCACCTCTTCTAGAGGTGGTCCGTTGTACCTTTTTTCTGCTGGTAGCCAGTCCTCAGCTAGGATGAGGGTTCGTTTAGAAAAAGGGGTTACCTTAAACAGAACTTTTTGGTCTATTCTCTCGTCACCTAGGTAGAAGAGCCCTAACTCAGCTTTTGCATTACATCTCTTCTTTGTAACTGGTAGAACTTTGAGACAAATTCCTACATAAATTCGTCCATCCATTCCACCTTTAGAATAAATAACATGGTTACCTACCCTGATCTCTCTTCCAAATCGATCAGGGACATAGTCTTTACTCTTGTCAGTCGTGCCGTTAAAGAGGTCCATCGTTGTATTCCTTTGGATTATTTGATTTACTAAGACTGACCACACGATCAATGTATGCATCAGCAACGGCGATTAGACTTTCTGGAGCTTTGTCGTTGAAGTGTGTTTTAAGAAAAACCTTATTTGTCAACCTAACATAGCTTAACCAATAACTTCTGCATACTGCGTCTTTTTCACATACTGAAAAATGGCGTCCTGACATCTTTTCGATGACACACTTAACTCGATAGTCAACTTGGTATATAGTTTCGGTTTTCATGCTGTATTCCTACATCAGGGTTATTGTTACATTCCCTTTTTAAGGTAAAACCAAATGACAACTAACACAAAGAAGATGAGGATAATAGCAAGCGGGATCAAAAGAGGTGAAAGTACCCACCACCAAGACCATGATGCAACTACACCAACTTGGCCTAGTTTAAGACCCACAAACAGCAGGGTTAGTAGTTGCAGGAACCCTACGAACCTGTAGTTGTGTTCAACAGTTTTTTTCTCAGACATCTTATCTCCTAGATAGTTATTAGACTAATTTGTTATTTAATGAGGCAGGTTCTTTACCCTGCCCCACCGTAGTTATTCCTCATCTTTAACGTCACCTAAATTTTTCTTTGATTGCTCATACTTATCTAGCTCCTTTAGCACTTCTCGTGCTGTTTCTACCGGGTAAGTCCCCATGGTCCAGTGCCAATTTACAAAGATCCTTATAGCTTCAATGTTGCCACCAAAGAAGTTAAGTAACGCCCTCAGATTATCACTCACTTGTATTGTCTTTTTAATTTTAGATTTCTCTCATTTCTTCTACTTTCATAAACTTGTCTGTATCAGCCTGCATCCTTCCAGTTTTATGATTGTAATATAGCTTACCAGCAGGGCCGGTTTGGCCAGTGAAGCGACACTTGAGTACACTTAGCATCATAGTGTTTCGCTCTTTATCGTCGTCTGACTCTTGGTTTCTTGCAAAGCCAATGACGTCGAAAGAAATCTGTTTGATAGAACCAGAATTGTGGGTGATTATATGGTTACCTAATAAGAACCTACCGTCTCCGTCTAAGGTAAAGCCATAGTATCTATCTTCATTAAGTTTCTCAATGGTAATTCCTCTTTTTAGACAGTCATTACGTTTCCTACTAGGTAGTACTTTTGATGACTTTTGACAAGGTATCTCATCTATTGCACCTGAAATTGTTACTTGGTAAATAGTAGAGTTATATGAAGAATAGCTTGTTGAAGTTATCTTTTGAGGGCGACAAGTACTATAAAAACCTAAAGACCTTGCAATGTCCTTTACATCTTCCGCCATTGTTTTATCTTTCTGGTAAAAATAAAAACACCTGTCTTTCTTTGAGTAAGTTCCGTCTGTATCTATTAACCCGGCAATTAACTGGATTCTATTTTCCCTAGAGTTAAACTTATAGTCAGGAGGAATGTGTTTGTTATTTAGAACACCAATATGCTTTAATTTATTGAGTAAATCACCTTTTGTAGTAGTTACAAAGTTGAAATATTCTTTCTTTCTATTAGATGGTGTCTTCAAAGTTGCATTCAATTCTTCGCTTACCCTTTTTGCAATACCTAAGTCAGAAGCATCCATGATCCTGAAAGCAGACTTAGAACCGTCTCCAAGCCAAACCCCTAAAGAGTAAGGGGGTATAATAAGATCCTTATTATCTAGTTCATACCCTTCCGAGAAGTGTTGTTTACACCTAACCTGAAAGCTTTTACTTTTATCTAAAAAGTCTTTAACTTTCATATCAAACATTCTATTATTTCTTGATAGAGTCAATACATGGTTCTCATTACAGATAAAATAATCTTTTGATGTTTTGTTAGATACTTTATACATACGTTGTTTACCGGTTTTTAGGCTCATAACTGTTCTTGGTAATGAGTCTGGACCCATGAGCTTGTCACCAACTTTGATGTCTTGTACTTTTACTTTTCTACCCTTATAGCTTAATACTTCTGTGTCATAAGCTAAACAACCTTTGATGTCGTCTAGGGACGGAATACGACCTTGTTCAAAAGTTTTCTGGTCGTTGTTTCTTTTACGAAGGTGAGAGATTAGACCAATCCACACATCATACTTCTTAGCTAGATGCAAGAGACTGTTCATAATCTTGTCAATGGCTTCATTACCAGTAAGCCCGTCTGAACCTTCAGAAACAAGAATTGTAATGTGATCGATAAAAAGATACTTACAACCTTTCAGACACATGAACTCTAGGTGGTCCATAATAGACCCGTCGCTGATAGAGCCTTGATGGTCCAACACCAGAATATCTCCATCTGCGAAGACCTTATCAAAGCCTTCTCTCAGGTTTTCCATAGGGACATCTTCGTAAGAGGGGTTCTTGTTGATAGCCATACCAGAGAGCTTCTTAGTGTACTCCTCTGGTGACTCCTCTAGGCTGATGATACCTACCCTACTAGAGGAGTGAACCCATGCCTCTCCGGTCTCCTCTGAGACACCCTGCTGTAGGTGGTAAACGATCTCTCTCATTAGGGTAGACTTCCCAGAGCCTGTGCCAGAGGTCCAAAGGGTAATTTCACCAGTTCGTATACCTCTAAGCTTTTCGTTTAGACCCTCCATATAGTCTGGGTAAGGTACAGACTGTTTATTGTTATATGCCTCTAGCCTTTCCCAGAGGTCTTTACCGTTAAGAATAGCAGCAGGAGAATACTCTCTAGCATCAGCAATAGCCCAAACTACGTGGTCTATGCCATACTCTTTTGCATAGTCGCAAGCATCCTTTACACCATCAACTGTCTGAACAACCTTAACCTTGTCGTAGCCAAGTATCTTAGCGGCTTCTTTAGTTGCTTTTTGACCGGGTCCGTCATTATCAAACCAGATAACAATCTCATCAAACTTCCTGAGTTCCTCTCTTACGTCAATTAAGTCTTTTGTTGCAACGGAACTTTGAATAGAGTAAACAGGGTAGTGTCTTTTATAGATGCCGTAGTTGCCATCTTGTACTTTCATACAGTCGTCTTCACCTTCGGTGATTACTACCCTCTTACCCTTGTTTGGGAACAGACCCCAACCAAACAAGCCTTTCATTTCACCTACTGTGCCTTCAGAGAAATCCTTAGGTAGAACTCTCTTCTTATAGCCTTTTGGAATACCATCATCAATGTTATAGGCATAATAAACTGCTTCTTGGTCCCCATCATCAAAGTAGGATACTTTACAGTTGTATAGCTCCATTGTTCGTAGAGATATTTTCTTCAACTCGTATTTATCCGAGTCATAAGCATCAAATACAGCTTTGGCAAACTTAGGGTCTTTACGATCAGACCAACCCTTTGGTTTCTTAGAGTATTCTTCCTTTGTTTTATATTCTCCGATACCCATTTCCTCTCCAGTATCGGGATCAAACGACCCTGATTTAAACTTTGCTCCACATTCTGCATTATGACAGTAACCACCGCCATCATCAAAGACTGTGAAGCTGTTACCCCCATGAGCGGGGCAAATCTGATTATACTTGGGCATTTTACTCCTTTAGCATAGCCTGCGTCCAACTCTCAAGGGAAAATTTATTATCTCCCAAGAAAGACACCCCACCAATAGGTTTATAGCCTTTTTGCATAAGACTATTAACTTGGCTCTCCAATATATACCTATCAGAACATTTAACTACTTTGTATTCCATTTTTCTTATTCCTTTCAAGGATCTTACGTTTGATTTTAGCAGCATACTTTTTTGTAGCCGAGGAAACGTTTTCGTGAGGAACAAATTTAATTGCTGATATAACACGATTATATGAAGCGTACTCCCCCGAAGGAAGGGTAGAGGTTATAGAGTCAGAGAGCATTTGCAGGTAAACCTCTCCGTAGTAAAGACCACCTTTTGTTTTGTAGAGATCAATTATCTCAAACTCAAATGCGTCTTTTCCTAATTTGTTTATATCGTCTTTAAGATTTTTAGACGAACCCGCATAGGTTCTCCAAGAATGTTCTTTTCCGTATTTAGGTGATTTCTTTAATCCGTTATACCTAAACACTTTCTTGCCAATGTAAAATTTACCGTCACTTTTTCTTGTGATACAATAGACAAACCCAAACCACTCCGAAGTTCTAAATTTTCTTCGGAATGACCAGTGGCCTAGGTTGTCCTTAGACAATAACGGCGTGGGAATTGGTGATTTCTTCGTATTCTTCTGGGTCAAATGTCCAAATGTCTCCTTTTGTCCTCCAGATATGAAGGAGACTACCATTGAACAAAAGCTTCTTGAAACCCTCGTTACCGTATTTAAGACCATACTTAGAAACTACCACCTCTTTGTGTTCTTGTGGTGTTGTCAAGCCCGACAAAATCTTACCTGCCTTGATTGGTCCTATTCCTTCTATACCCGGAATATTGTCAATGGAGTCGCCGGTCAACATCTGTTTCCAGAAAAATATATCGGCTTGTTCCTCATTGACGTGCCAACGCCTCTTAGCGTTAACCTCTGTTTTTGGGTCTAAATGATATCCGGGTATCATGTCTAGGTCTTTGTCAACCGTGACTACAACATAGTTATCTTCCCCTAGCTTGGTAGCCCAGACACCAATAGCGTCATCTGCTTCGTAACCTTGACAGTAATGGGCATCAAATACATCTACTGCCCAGAACCTTAGCTCATCAATATAAGGCGCTCTTTTCTTATTAGATGTTGCCCTTGCTTTTTGAAGCTTGTACTCTGGATGTATTTTCTTTCGAAAGTTATCCTGAGAGTTGCCAACTGCCATTGAGTACACAGACTCTTCTTCTGGTATGTAGTGGCTCTCGAATATGTGCTCTACAAAATGCTCAAAACGGTCTTGAGCGTGTTCAATTGAAGGCTGATAGGTTTGTTTTGCTGCTTCTATCTCCTTAAGACTTGCACCTCTCCACTCCATCTCTTCTAAGTCAGCCTTAGATGCTGGTTTTTGCCAACAAGCCATGTGAACAAGAATATCACCATCGATCAAGAGTCTCCTGTTCTTTGGCTTATACTGGATTACTTCCTGCATTATCATCTTCCTCTGAAATTAGGTCAAGATCAATTCCTTGCATTACAGCACTTAGGATTTCAGTCATCACCCCCTCATAAGCCTGTTTAAAAGCAACATCTTTTCCAATTGGGAAATCCGATACAATCTCAATTGGGTAATCTGTCCCTTTTTTTGATGCCAGTTCACTAAGAGCAACTGCAACATTTGGAAAAGACTTTACCTCTAGTCGGAATCGATAAGTGTATTCTTCTCCCTCACCCTCTTCATGGGTAATTCCGTATTCGTATTTGTTCATATTAGTATCCATTGTTTACTTTTTTGCCCCGCGAATAGTCTTTGGTTTGAACTATTTCCAGTCATTGACTCTTTCATTTTCAAAAGGTCTTGGACGTAGCTGTCCTGTAACCGGGTGATACTCTTTTTCTCCATTGAGAGGATGCAACCTATTAACCTTTTTGATATTCTTTGGTTTTTTCTCCACTGCGTATCCTTTTATACCTTCTCCCCATACTTTTGGGGGTGTAGAGAGAAGTTTCCTTCAAGTTCATTTTCCCAATCTACACCTAGAGCCTTTAGGAGTGCTGCAAGGCACCTAACGTCAAACCTGACTGTGTCTACTCCAAAGTCTGTGTTTTGAACAATTTGGAGAACCCCATCTCTTGATATGTACACTTTCATAGGGTCTCCAGTAGGTTGCCTTTGGAAGTCTATAATTCTGACTCCAGACTTATTCTCAACGTTAATCAATATGTCTGGTAGCCTGTTTTCTTTCTTGTTTTTAGTCTTATGGGACATTTAGACCTTTCGATTTTACGAACTCTTCAAGCTCCAGAATTCTATACCACATAGAAAGAGTGAAGTTTGGTAGGTCATGGTGAAAGTTCAGACCTGTGTAGTAACCATGTCTCAAGACTCTACCGGGTTTATCATTAAAGTTTTCGTTGAACTCAATGCTATAAGTGTCGTCAATCTTTTTAACTTTGGTCATCGATTGTGTACCTTATCTTTCTTATTATGATTAGTGGACTTCAAAGTAGTCTTTTCCAGCTTTACAATCCCCGCATACCATAATGTTAACACCGAGTTCTTTCGGGGCTTCCTTAAAACTCTCAATGATGATTTCTTTTGCTCTTTCAACGTAATCGTTCCTTACTTCAATATTGATCTCATCATGATAGAACAATAGGAATCGGTGGGCAATGCCCTCTTCTTTAAACCTACGCCAAATCATGGAGATAGTTGCCTTCATAACGATTGCCTCAGCACCTTGGATGAGGTAGTTGAGAGCTTTATGAGGCTGATTGCAATAGATATGTCGATCGTCTAGACCTACGATAAATCCTTGCTTTTTTACAATATTTTTAACACGATTGATCAAGCTATCGAGGTTTGGATAAGCCTTTTGGAACTCCTCTTTAAGTTGGAAACCAACAGACTCGGGAAGCTTTAGAATCTTGGCAAGTTTAGGCCCTCCGGCACCGTAAAGAAATGCAAAAATGAAGGGTTTGGCATCTGCTCGGCTGACAATAGTTGATGACTTAAGAATAGATGTAGCACTACGAGAAAGAATATTAGCATTGTTCTGATGCATGTCTCCTTCGAGAAGTTCTTTTAGGAACTCATCATCT